TCGCTCAGGGAAGATGTCGCCTAGAGCCGTTGCTACTGACCTGATACCCATAGCGTTCTGATGTACTGCTACCACGAACCCCATAGTGGGTTGGAACTTCTTCTGTTTGTCACTCATAGGAGCATCCCTTCCTCTGCACATCGCCATACGATGCACTCGTTTCCGTGTTTGTTTTTCCGTGTAGTGCCGGTATCTATGATGTGTCCATCCTCGACTAGACCGCCACGAGTAGGTCTGACTGTATTGCCGTCTATCCCTAGTGCATCTTGTATCTCATCATCAGTAGCACCATGTAGTCCACGATTGACGATGTAGTCATAGACTCTGCGCCGTTTTGTTCCTGATCTCGGCAGGGCTTTCTCTGCCGCGAGTATCGAGGTGCGCTGTGCATTGCTCGCTACTCTGACTCGGTTGCGGTCTATCACAGTTGCACGAGCCTCTTGTTGATGGCATCTAGCAGAGTCACTCCATCCACTCGTACTTCTAGGATGCTCTCGTTCGCTTTGTAGATGTCTTTGAGCTCAGCCTTTGTAGTGATGTGTGCGACTGTAGGGATGAGAATCGCAGCCTTCGCTATCTCCTCAGGTGTCGGTACTTTGACTACGAGTGCAGGTTTAGCCTCTGCAGTCTTGGCTCGCTCTACTTTCTCCATCTCATTACGAGTAGGGCGTGTTGGCTTTTTGCTATTCGGATCGACACCGAGGTATCCAGCCATGCTGAGTGCGCGACCTGCAGCCGAGGTGGAACAGTTTTCTAGAGCTGAGTACTTGTTTACAGGGCTAGAGCCCACCATCTCCTCGGCAAAGTCCACAGCCTTGAGGGTGTCGCCGTAGTACACCGATGCCTTCACGATGTACTGCAGAGGTCGGAGTGTGCTCGGATCGCGAACGATGTCCACGATTTCTGTAATGATGCGGAGGTCAGCGTGGTCAGAGTGAGCTCGCTGTAATCTTTCCGCGACTGTCTCGTATGCGTTTAGATCAAACGCCATGATGTGCCTTCTTTCTGTATGGGGCGCATTGCGCCCAGGGTCGAGGGCGACTTTAGGGGACACCACCGACATATGGAAGTACCGCCACGCCCCCGATGTAATGAGTGGCATACTCAGGGGTCAGGGGGTGGGCTATGTCAGCCAGAGTACATATCAGTCTGTTCAACCTAATCGTTGAGGTGGAGTCAGACTTCAAATATCCAGATCAGATGCAGGATATGAGCAATAGAGCTATGACCCTATTCATGGGTGCTATCGAGTTCTGCAAAGCCAATAACCTAGATATCCGGTCAGATGATGTAGATGACTTTATAGATGAGGATGAGGACTAATGTGCCTCTCCTGTGGATACTGCTCTAGAGAGCACTCCTACTCGGTAGATGACTCCATAGATGTAGCTGAGGCTACTAACCTACTGATGAGAAAATCCACCACCGGAACAGCCACAGCATTGCCGAGTTGTCTGTAGCGGTGTGTATCTGCCTGTCCCTCAGTCCATCCATCAGGGAAGCCCTGTAGTCGCTCGCACTCTGTAGGAGTCAGTCGTCTGACAGTAGATGTGAATAGTGTCTGAAAGTTAGAGGTGCGCAGCGAGAACGAGGTATCGGATACCAACGGCCCCTTACCGCCCCCAGGCTTGCCCTCTCGATCCTGCATGACCATCGGCTCGTTCACTACGACCAAATGTTCACCTCGACTAGATGGAACTCCACCATCTCCTCCACTACGCAAGGTAGCTGCCACCGACTCATCCATATACACCACTCCCATCTTGTCCATATCTGTGCCTGATCTCAGAGTCTGTGCGATATCGCTAGTCGTTTGGTTATAGGTATCGAATGTCTGAGCTACGAATAACTGCGCATGATGGCTCTGCACCGATGGCTGATGAGCCTGTAGTGCTAAAGCAGTATCTGTAGGTGTAGCTGAGAAAGTATCGGCCTGAGCATCCTCTCGTATCGAGTAGGCGACTGTCTCATCCTCACCCTCCTGATAGACCATCGGCATATTGTTTCCACCTGTTCCCATACGCGCCTGTAGCGTGTTGATTTTGTCATCCTGGATGCGTATGTCATCCACGCGATTTCCATAGAAAACAATGACAGTAGCTCGTGTCTCGTGTGCGTTATCAAATACATTCAATGTCGGTACTACCCCCCCCATCGCCCATGACTCGTTATCCTCAACAGTCTGAGCCCGTCTAGTCTTGACTGCCCACAACAGGTTCATCTATCAACACCATCTGCATCCTGCCCTTATCGGGCATCCGTTGTTCATTCGAGGTGGTAGTCAGAGACTGTGCCGTTGTTGATCCATCCCACCATGTCATCGTGTCATGCGCTCGCGATGCGTTGAGAGATGGGCTCACTTCTCCATCTGGGAAGTCGTAGAGCTCGAAGTTTCCAGCCCTGCCACCTGCTCCAACGCTCTGTTCAGTTGTTCGGGCAGAGTCTTGCCCCTTCGCCCTGCTCGGCGGAGTATCCCCTGCGCTGCCTTCGGCGAGATCGAGTATTTCTGCAGGTGTTCTCCACTCGTCTCCAAGACATCCGACAATGAACACTCTGCGCCGTCTTTGGGGGACTCCGAAGTATTGAGCATCAAGCACACGCCACGCGATGCTATACCCCCTTTCAGCCAACGCCCCGATGACGACTCCCATATCCCTACCTCCACTTGATGTGAGCAGACCAGGGACATTTTCAAGGATGAAATACCGCGCTTGCGTTTCATCAAGGAGTCTGCAGATTTCCCAGAAAAGTCCAGAGCGAGCTCCTGCGAGCCCTGCTCGTTTCCCTGCCACAGACAAGTCTTGGCATGGAAATCCTCCAACGATGACTCCATGTTCTGGAGTAAATCCTGCGCTAATGAGTTGCTCACCTGATACCTCCTGGATATCACCTAGTATCTGACTGTTTGGGAACTGTTTGCGCAGTACACCCTGCGCGTGTTTGTCTATCTCTACTGATGCTACGACCTTGACCCCATTACGCTCTAGAGCTAGGTCAAAGCCTCCGATACCTGCGAACAGGGATACTGCAGTCATCTGTGTCATAACGCCTCCTCTAGCGAGCTACCCTAGTCGAGCCAGACTTTATAGCCAGCCGTGACACGCCCCTTTTCAGGGTCTATGAAATGTAGTCGCTGTGATGGGGTAGCTGAGGCTGCGAGCATAATCCCTGCATATCTGTTATCGCTCTCTGTTGATCCTGTTTGATATACAGCACCCTGCCCGTTAGCCATCGGCCACTCAGCGTGTGTGTGATAGTGACCTACATAGACATCTCGGAACTCAAAGGGCAGCGACCCTGATCTCCATCTATTCATATGTTGGACTATAGCTCCTGGGCTTGCGTACCCATTTCGCCCTATCTCATCTCCATGTATGACGATAGCTCGGTAGTTTCCGATGATGACCTTCTGCCAATCCTCTGGACACTCCTGCCATGTCAGGCGTTTCTCACCCTGGAGTAGCTGACGAGCAAGCTCGTAGCACATCCGGTCAAAGTTATCGGATCGAGGCACATTGTCACGCTTTGATCCTATGCGCCCATGATTACCCCACTCAGGTACGACTGTCACCTTCTCATAGTGGGCGAGCGCATATCGGACTACATCTACACAGAGTCTAGATACAGTCACATACTGCTCAAACAGGGTCGCATCTATCTCGAACGCTTGGGTAGGGAAGTTGAATAGTCCCTCGACCATATCTCCACCGAACAGGATGGTGCAGTCCTTCACAGGATGGTCAGCTCTCTGTATCTCTGTGATGCGTACAGCTCGCTCGGCGAACTGCATGACTCTCTGCCGCATGACCTGGGAGTCATAACTCGTGGTGCGCTTTGCCCCCTGCCAATCGGTCATATGCCATAGAGCGACCTCTACCCTCGACTTGCGCTTATCCACCGGCGGAGGTGTCACATCTTTGACAGGCCCGAAGGTCAGCATCGCATCGTAGGCAGCCTGATGGGTCGCCTCTACTAGGTCATCTGTCTTTGTTTTTGCTTTCAGTAGCTGTTTCTGCATCCTGAATATCACAGATCGTAGCTCTTTTACATCAGAGGACTCGATCCCCTCCGGCAGGTTGTTGAGTTGATCCTCTAGGCTCATCGCGTAGCTATATCTTTCCCATGAGCTATGTAGCCCTCTTTGTCTAGCCAGCTATCCTCATGCTCAGGATTACGCATCAGCCTGACTGTTTTCAGGGCATCCATCATCAGAGCTACCTGATAGGCAGGGATGTCAGGGATATCTAGGAGAGCCCCCCACACTCTGCCGATTTTCTCAAAGTTCTCACCGGCATCGCCATACTGAGCCTCGCGTATCGCAAGTATCGTCTCTACTTTGGACATTTGCACTCGCCTTTACGATGAGCCCTGAAACTATCTTGAGATGTTTTGTGACCCTCCTGTCTGAGTGCCTTGACTATCAGGCTGACAGGTATGCCTTTCTCCCACGCTTTATCTATCGCTTTCTGATCCTCTTTAGATAACGAGAGATACAGATTCATATATGCGCATCCGCTTGATTTTCTACTGCGCTTGGCGAACTGATCTAGAGTATCTGATAACGCCATATCCCACCTCCGCACATACCCTAACACATACTCTCAAGTACTACTTGATACCGATAGGGGTCAGATTTTGTGTCCAACCCCCTCGGCGTTTCCCAATGGAGGTAGGGAAGTCTATGCCTTCTTTTTCTTGCTGTCTTTCTTCGCAAGTTTGTCTAGTTCTAAATCCACTACATCGGCGATGAGTCCGAATGCAGGGTCTTTCTTGTCTAGAGCTCGTAGTGCAGGTGCGATAACACCGGCTACGACAGC